TTATGTGACATGGAATTAGCTGGAGCAACTGTTGACGTTGAAGAGTTAACTAAACTAAAAAAGCGACTTGACGTAGACATTGATGCCGCAGTTGCCCGTGCGTACAGGCTTGCAGGGAAACCCTTCCCAATGAACTCGGTGCAAGAAAAACAAAAGATATTGTTCTCTCCTAAAGACGAAGGTGGTCGTGGCATTACGCCTAACATTAAGATCAAAATTGCTCTGACTACTAAAGGTCAAGATATGTTAGCTGCAAGGTTGCCTTTAACTATAAACCAGTACTCTGTTTCATCAGACGCACTAGAGTTTTATCGCGCTAAAGACGAGTTGGTTGATGCCATCCTTGAGTATCAAGATCTAAATAAGCTTATGACTACATATGTAATGCCGTACTTAGGTGGAGACATTGTGCGTACTAACGCAGGTAAGTCACGCATTCTTGAAAAGAAATCACTTTTAATTAACGGCAAAGTACATACAAGCTTTAAGTCTCACGGAGCAGAGACAGGTCGTTTCTCCAGCAGTGACCCAAACTTACAGAACATTCCAAGCAGTGGTCAGTATGGAAAGTTAATTCGTAATCTTTTTGTAGCACCTCAAGGTTACAAGTTAGTAGTTGCTGATTACTCTCAGATTGAGCCTCGTATTGTTGCTTCACTTTCTAACGACCCAATTATGATGGACAACTATTTAAATGGCAAAGACATCTATACAACTATTGGCGACACCGTTGGACTTGACCGTAAAGCAGGTAAAGTACTGGTTTTAGCTATGACCTACGGTGTAGGCCCTGACAAAATTGCTTCGTCTCTTGGGCTAACTGTAGACGCAGCAAGAAAACTTTTAAATGATTTCACTGAAAGATTTAACGACATTGCTAAGTACAAAGCACGAGTCACACGGTTAGCTAGTCAACAATCTCCAACCCCTTTTGTAGAAACTGTTTTTGGTCGCCGTCGTTACATTCCTGACCTAAAGTCCACAGATAAAGGGCTTCGCAGCAGAGCAGACCGACAAGCATTTAACACCGTTATTCAAGGTTCTGCAGCAGATTTGATGAAACTCGCCATTGTTAGAGCACATTCTTGTTTTATAGATGAACCAGATGTTAATGTGGTGTTGACGGTGCACGATGAACTCGTTACAGTTGCACGTGAAGATTTAGCAGAAGAGACAGCCGAAGCAATTCGGTTATCCATGGAAGGTATTCACCTACCAGAGATTACTGTTCCTCTTATTGCTGATGTAAAGATTGTAGACAAGTGGGGAGAAGCAAAATGAGTAGTGCCGATTGGTGGGCTAAACAACTTGGCGCACAGCCAGTTGCTCGTCCTGCAGATATTCCAATGCCTCCTTCACAACAGCCAATGGCTCCTATGCCACAGCCCGCATACACTCAGCCGTTATCTAAAGCACAAAGCGCAAGTCAAACTCAATCTTGTCCCGAGTGCGGTGGAAACAATTACATGGCAGTACAAAACGCTGCAGCAAGGTGTTATGACTGTGGGTATCCGATAACACAAGCAGGCAGTCGTTACGGCTCATTGACTGGAGCCACAGTAGAAGGCAGTGCAAAGTCTGCGCAAGGTAATGATGTTCAAAGTAACTGGAATCCACAGGGAATTATTGGGAGAGTAAATTGATAAATGCTGAAGCACGCAAACTTATTGCACAACTTAATAAAAAGTTTAAAGGCGACGTGGTTGTTATGGCGTCCGATATTCGGAGCGATATTATTCCTCGTATCACTAGTGGCTCTACTACCCTTGATTTTGTATTGGGTGGTGGTTTCCCTGGGAATCAATGGAATGAACTCATTGGGGAACCGTCGCACGGCAAGACAGCTCTCGCTCTTAAGACTATTGCAGCGAATCAAGCATTAAACCCTGACTACACAACTGTGTGGGTAGCTGCCGAACAGTGGGTGCCAGAGTATGCCGCAATGTGTGGCGTAGACACGTCTCGCGTTATTGTTATTGAGACATCCATTATGGAGGAGGCATACCAAGCAGTCATTGAGTTTGCTGAGTCCAAGTCGGTAGATGCTATCGTCATTGACTCACTGCCAGCATTATCTCCAATGCCAGAAATGGAAAAGGATATGAGTGAGGCAACCGTTGGTCGTGGAGCACTGCTTACAAACAAATTTTTCCGTGTAGTTGGTACAGCAATGAAGCGCTCTCTAACTGAGGATGAGCGTCCTGTACTTGGGTTGATTATCAACCAATACCGAATGAAAATTGGTGTGATGCACGGTGACCCTCGCACAACTCCTGGAGGAGAAGGAAAGAACTATGCGTTCTTTACTCGTTGCGAAGTACGCCGTAAGGAATGGATTGAAATTGGTTCAGGAACAAACAAGGTTAGAGTTGGACAACAAGTTGTTGTTCGCACATTAAAAAACAAGACTGCACCACCACAGCGTGTTGCATATTTTGATTTCTACTTTGCGCCAGGTGGCGCCTGTGAACCTGGAGAGTTTGATTTCGCTAAAGAAATTGCCTCTCTTGGTGTAATCATGGGTGTTATTGAACGTAAAGGTGGTTGGTTCTATCATGGTGAGCGTAAGTGGCAGGGCATTGAGTCCGTCATTGCAAGCATCCGTGAAGAAGTTGACCTTAAAGAAGCAATACAAACTGCTGTACTTTCATCAGATGCTGCACCATTGGCTATTGATGAAGACTGAAGGCCAAAAGCAATCCCAGAAGCACGAGAAGAGACTTGCCAAGAAAATTAGCGGTAAAACTATGGCTGCATCTGGAGCATTTTGGTCCCACAAGGGAGATGTTCGGTCAAGCGACCTCTTGATTGAACATAAATTTACAGGAAAGAAATCTTTTTCTGTAAAGTCAGAGGTGTTGAAGAAAATAACGACAGAGGCCATCCTTGATGGACGTATGCCAGTACTGGGCGTTCATCTAGATGGGGAGAATTACGTAATTCTTCTTGAAGACGACTTTCTAGAGATGAGGGACCGTCTAAAGGATGCTTAATATATGTATGAAAACGAACCACCCTGGTGGTCTAAAGCACGTTGCTTTGGAGCTGCCCCTAAAAGCCAAGAGGAAGAAGATATTTTCTATCCTCCAAGAGATAAGGACCGATATAAATTAATTGCCGATAAAGCCAAGGTTTATTGCCTTGGTGAAAATGGTAAGAATCCGTGCCCTGTACTAAAAGATTGTTTGTGGGATGCAGTCACTCGTGACGAACCACACGGAATCTGGGGAGGATTGAGCCACAGAGAAAGAAATGCTTTAATACGTAAGTGGAAAAAATCATTCGCTAAGAAGATGACTCTTAAGGAGTTTATTTTCAGTAAGGACTAACATGGCTACAGAACTAAAGAAGTTCTTAGATGCAAAGAAGACGACAACACGCTTATTGGGTGATGTTGAACGGTACCTTATGCGCCGTCCGTTAGACGACCGCCGCCAAGACGTACTCCACCCGTCAGAGATAATCAAACCTGACTGGTGTCACCGTTATTCGTACCATTTACTAACGGGTGGAGAAGCGAATAGAACCAAACCAAATCTTAGATTGCAAAACATATTTGACGAAGGACACTACATTCACGCTAAATGGCAGTCTCGTTTTCAGGCAATGAATGTTCTTTATGGAAAGTTTGAGTGTTTAGCTTGCCAGGTAATGACCATAGGTATTTCTCCAGCCTGCAAAGATTGTGGGCGTAAAGATGTTATGGAGTACCGAGAAGTCACCCTTGTAGATGACAACCTACGGATTGCAGGTCATACAGATGGTTGGATTAAAGACATCGGAGATGATTGCTTAATTGAAATCAAGTCTATTGGCGCAGGAACCCTACGCTTTGAAGCCCCCGATATCCTTGCAGATGCTGGCGGAGATATGACCAAAGCATTCAACAACATTCGCCGTCCATTCCGCAGCCACTTACTGCAAGGTCAGATGTATTTAGAATTAGCGCACCGTATGTATGGTGCTGAAGCGCCAAAAGAGATTGTTTTCTTGTACGAGAATAAGGCAGACCAAGCAACTAAAGAGTTCACTGTTAAAGCAGACTATGAGATTGTTGAACGTATTTTTTTTAGCGCATCAAAGGTAATTGCTGCTGTAAAAGCAAAGAAGATGCCTGAGTGCAACGTTAGTTCTGATGGTTGCAACTCTTGTAACTCTTTAGTGGATTTGGAGGAGTGGGGTGCTTAATTTAGGTCCAATGTCAGATTTAGCAGTAAAGCGTATGACAGAACAAAACATTAATATGTGGCCTGACCAATCAGAGCAACCAAAAATGCCACGAGACATTTCCGCCTTAGATAGCGACGAACTTAGCGCACTTTTTACTCAGTTAACTGCCTGGTCTAATTTTGTTGCGGGTCAACTAGCTGCATGTCAAGTAGATGAGCATGTTCTAAATAAAAAGAAAGACTCTTTAGAGGCTCAATTGTTTTTAGCTAAAGACAATTCAAAGGTTAAAGGTGAGAGAGTAACCCTTATCAAAGCTCAAGTTGCTGCTGACCCAAAGATTATAGATTTAGAAGACCAACTTACTCACGCTTACGCATACCGCAAGATGGTAGAGGTTGTAGCCAACAACTTTGAACGAGATGTGGCGTTGGTTTCTCGTGAGATTACTCGTCGTACAAATGATTTCCGTGCAACACGAAAGGATAAGTTCTCCGCATGATTATCGGCCTAACAGGTTACGCACAAGCAGGTAAAGACAGTGTTGCAAAGAGTCTTGTTCAAAACTATGGGTACACTCGTGTTGCATTTGCTGACAAGATTAGAGAGTTGTTAATTGAAACAAACCCTTTTATTAGAGATGGGTTTAGAGTTGAAGGCGTTGTTAGCGCGTATGGTTGGGACCAAGCAAAAATATTGTTTCCTGAAATAAGGCACTTGCTTCAAAGTTTAGGTGTAGGTGCTCGTAAAACATTTGGAGATGAGTTTTGGATTCATCAGGCACTAAAAGACCTTAACTCTAAAGATAAAATCGTTATTTCTGATGTAAGGTTTGTAAATGAAGCTGAATGCATTAAACAACGTGGTGGTCAACTTTGGCGGGTTAAACGCCCAGGAGTTGCAGCAGTTAATGCTCACATTTCTGAGTCAGATTTAGATGGATATAAAGTAGATAAGATTTTAAGCAACGGAGGAACACTTGAGGAACTAGAGTTGCTAGTCCACACAAGAATGGACTCCTGAGCTCATGACAACTAAAGTAATAGACGGCGGATTAAACACTGCAGGTAATGTAACGATTGGTATTGACCAGTCTCTTACAGGATTTGCGTTAACTGCATTATCCTTAGACGACCCAAAGAAACACATCACTTGGGTATATAAATCTCCGTACTTTGGAATTGAACGCCTTGTAGACATTCGTCAATGGTTAACAGACCATTTAATGTACTTAGAAGAACATGATTTAGATGTTGTAGATTTAGCAATGGAAGGAACAGTTCTACAATCACAAGCAGCGTTAGTTCTTGGAGAACTTTCAGCAACCGTACGATTAGCTATCTACGATTGGTACGGTGAAGATGACCCACGTAGATTCCCCTTAAAAGTCCCACCAATGACGCTTAAAAAGTACGCATC